CACACCTGTCGAAAGCAGCGTGGTGTACGAGCCGGGTGCGTTCGAGCCGTTGTCAATAGCGGCCTGAAGAGCAATCGTGAGCGTAGCGCCATCGCCTGTTTGGAAAGCGGTGGTAACATCCACATACACCGTTGGCATTGCCACGCCGTCGCCAGCACCGATGTCGGCACCGAATACGGTGGCATTACCAAACTCCTGATTTGGGGCGTTGCCCGAACCAGCACCAGTAATGTCATAGATGTTTGTAGAAGCAGCCGTAGTCGTAATCGCCTGAGCGGACGAGAGCTGCAAGGAAAGGTCGATAAAAGCCATGTTGTGTACTCCTTGTTTTAGCGATTATGCCACAGCAGCTTCGCTGGTGGTCAGTGCATCTACGACACGAATCGGAATGTCGCGGAACATCATTACTGGTTCACCCGCGTAGTCCTTGCTGGAGAGCAATACGTTCTTGTCACGGATTGCTTGAATGTCCAGATAGGTGCGGATGGTACGGTTGCAGTACCAAGCTGGGTTGATGCCGGGAACTGGGTCGCCGGGCGCGTCAACTTCAGTGATACCAGAAGCGCGACGGGTCAGAGTCGGCAGCTTCGTTACAGCCTGAGACATCAGCACGAACAGGTCAGGAGGGGTCGTGCCAGCCAGACCAGCAGTGGTCACGTCAAGGTTAGCAATACGCACGTTGTACTCCCAGTTCTTTACTGCCAGACCGAGCTTCCAGCAGAAGTACGAGGTGTAGCCCTCGAAACGGTTGCCGTTGCTGTCGTACAGAGGAACGATGTCGCCTTTGTCTTCGTAAACCAGACCAGCCTGCGAACCTTTAGGGAAAATACCAAAGCAGGTATTGTCACCCCAGCCCACCAGCCAGAGAGAAGAGTTAGCCGAAGATACGCCACCGCCGTCGATAACGTTCGCAGCCGACTGTGCAGTGGAGGTCGAAAGCGTGTTGTAGTACGGGGAGAAACCAGTGAACTGCTGGAGGCTGGTAGCTTCGTTCGAGTACATCAGAGCAGATGCAATCTGCTGGCTCATGCCCTCGATGTGAGCTTGGTCTTGGTTCCAGCGGAATTTAGCAACTTCGCCGCTCAGGTTTGCTTCGGATTTGTCAACCATCGAGTAGCTTACCAGCTCACCGATAGAGAACTGCACCTGAGCGTTCAGAGGCTTGCTGGAAGCAACACCCTGATTGTTACCGCGCCATGTGCCCTGTGGCAGACCAACGTTGACGGTCACTTTATGGCCGAGAGGCATGTTGGACTCTTGCCAAATCATGTCTTTGAGAATGTCGTTGCACTGAGCGAGCAGCCACGCAATGTCTGCAATGGTGCCGTCTGGGTTGGACATTTTTGCCCAATCAACAAGATTGGGAAGAACGTTCTGTGTGAAAACCATGAGGATACTCCTTGTTTTTTGTTTTTATATTAACTTGAATTGCCGTATCGAGTAGCCACCCTACTGCGAGCACCGCTTGCTGGCTTGCCAGCGGGGACAGGCGTGCCTTCGCGCTTTGCATCCATAGCGTTTGCGAGAAGACGAATCATTGCAGGGTGATTGCCGAGGCCGCTGGACTCCATGATTGCATGGAACTCAGCCTGCTGCTCTTTGGTGCCGCCGTGAGTTTTGATAAACTCAAGCGCTGAACGAACTGTGGTGTCTTGACGATTGCCGCCGATTTCAGGGTCATTGACAAATGCATCACGCCACTCGTTCTTCTGCTTTTCCCATGCAGCAGTGTAAGCTTCGGTTTGGCGCTCAAGTGCGCTTTGCACTTCAGCGATATGGCGGTCAACCAATTTCTGGCCGAACTCTTGGAATCCAGCATGGTCTGCTTTCATCGTTTCAAATTCGGCAAGCATCTTAGTGAACTCGCCCATGCGCTCCTCATCCACCGAAATACCTTCGGGGAGTTTGAACGCATCGTACTCAGGCAACGGAGCTGGTTCTTCAGACTGGTCGCTTGGAGTTTCTTCAGTCGGAGCGTCTTTAGGCTCTACGACTTCTTTTTCTTTTGGGTCTTTTGGGGATTCTTCTTTAGGAGCTTCAGCGGGAGCTTCGACCTCTGGTGCTGGCTCTGCTTTAGCTGGCTCGGCATCAGGCTTTGCTTCTGGAGCGTGCCCAAGAACGGTGGTTGCGGGGGATGACTCAGTGACGACAGCGGGAGCCGAAGAGGCGGCTTCGCTAGAAGGAGTCTGCGTAGCTTCTGGCGAAGCCGTGATAGGTTGCTCTACTTCCATAGTCCTCGTCCAGTTGTTCTGGCTTCTTATTTTGAGGTATTATCACACACCACATCTGGTGTGTAAAGCGTTATTTTTTTGCAGATATTGGTCAAGAAGAAATGGTGCCGCTTGTAGGAATCGAACCCACATTCCCTGATTACAAAACAGGTGCACTCGCCATTGTACTAAAGCGGCATTGGTCGGAGTGGTGAGACTTGCACTCACGGTCTCTCGCGCCCAAGGCGAGCGGTATAGCTACTAACCTACACTCCGATATGGATGCTCCTCGTGGGGTCGAACCACGATTAACGCAGTCAAAGTGCGTTGTCCTGCCATTAGACGAAGGAGCAATAAGGCGTGGAGCGTCCAGAGGGAATCGAACCCTTCTCACTACGGCTTGGAAGGCCGAGGTCATAACCCGTATGCTTGGACGCAAATATTTTGGAAATTTCATGATTTGGCACACCCAGTTTGAATCGAACAAACGCCAAGAGGTTTGGAGGCTCTTGTGCTACCACTACACCATAGGTGCGTGGATTTACCAACCTCGCGGTTGGGTTGTCGTCTGGGGTGTATTGGGTGTGGTGAGGCAGGATGGAATTGCACCATCGACCAACGCCTTATAAGAACGCTGCTCTGACTTCTGAGCTACTGCCCCAAGGGCAGCTATTCGGTCTAGGTTGGTCATAAAAGCCTTAAAGAATTTGGTTGCGGTTATCGGACTTGCACCGATGGTCTTCTGGTTATGAGCCAGACGGGATACTTCTTCCCCAAACCGCTCATGCATGGAATCACATAATGCGTACAAAGTCAACTTATTTCGCGTTCTTTGCTTCTTTCAGCATCAGGGTGTACTCATCAGGAGCAGCGTCGCCTACGTCCTGCAATAGCTTCTTGCCTACGTTCTGCATCCCAAGATGGAAATAGGTGGCATGGGTGTCCATAGGAACAAGTGGGTTGCCAAACACGTTGCACATTACCATGAGGTCGTACATCCATTTGCGCCCCTGAGCCGTGCTCATGATTGCCTGAACGAACTCTAAGCGCTCGCGCTCTAGTCTGGCACCTTTTTTTCTGGCATTGTTTACCGTCTTTTTGTCCGAGGCATCATACTGCTCCTCGACAATCAGCTCCGCTTCTCTCTCGCGTGCGCCGTCTATTGTCATTAGTGGACATCCATCTTATCAGCGTAGTCTTGCGTCATATCGAGCACTTGCTGGCGGGTAAGCGAGCGCGTAGCGGCAAGCGCCTGCCCTTGGGTGACGATAGAATTAAGGTGGACTGCTATCATCCTCCACTCATGCGAGCCATTAAGCTTAGAAAGCTGCTTTGCCCTGTCTGCTGCTTTGGCTAGACCTTCATTAAAGCGCTCCATCGTTTCGTTCTCGAACATTATTGACATGGGGTGACAATTCCATTTCTGGTTGGGATTACGGTTGAGCGCATGGTGACATCGCGTACAGATTCAAGAAGGTCGCGCATAATCATCCAGCGCGGGTCTTGGTGCATGTGAATCATCTGAGAGGCCGCGCCAGAAGCTTGGCCGAGACCCTCAATAAATTCCTTGATGAGAATCGCTTGGTTTGGTTCTTTCATTATTGCCCCCCTAGCATGGCAGCAAGGGCATTCTGCCCACCGCCGATTTCTGTTTTAGATAGCACGCTTGCTGCGTCTGCGCCCACTTTGGCTGTGCCTACACCAGCGGCCATAGCCTGCTGCTGCTGCATCATTTGCTGTTCTTGCTGCTGCTGTTCAAGCATAGACTTATATTGTGTCTCGTCACGCAGAATCTTCTGTGGGTTCGCCAGAAGGTCGTTGAACTCGCGCACAAAGATTTCTGGGTCGAGGATGTTTTTCACCTCTGGATAGATACCAGACAAGTTGCCTACCAGTGCCGCGATACGCTCCAGACCACCCGTTGCGGTAGCCTTTTGAGCGAGGGCAAGCATGGAAATAAACTCTACGCTAAGCGGAACGTCTTTCATGCTGTCAGGCGGCTCAGGCAGCATCCCTTTGCGGGCGGCGATGCTATACACGCGCTTGAGCTTTGGCTTCAGAGATTCTGACAATAGGTTCTCGATGACGGGGCCGAGCACCTGCATCTTCTCGGTGATTTTTTGAGCCACCTCATAGGCGGTCATCTTTTGATTCGGGTACTGCTCCAGCATCAGGAACAGGTCGTTGAACAAGCCAATCTTGATGCGTTGCTGTATCTGCTGAATGTCAGCAGTGACGTGGTTCAAATCAAACTGCACGTCATAAATAGAGCGCATACCACTGCCAGCAGCCAGATTAGGTACATAGGTAACGTGTCCCGGTAAAATAGAGGATGGAGAATTTTTCAAAGCCATATCAGCAAGCAGAGGTGGACGCAGACCTTTCTCAATGCCTTCAGCCTTACGGACGGTTTCTACCTGTAACTGGATAATATCAGGCAGAACATCCATGCCGGGCGAGCGGCCATAAGCGTCGTTGCTCTGAGTAGCCCAGCGGGCAGCGGTGAAAGGTTGCTCAACAAAGCCCCTCACAGATAGCGGCTGTTGCGTGCCTGCGCCGTACACCCAGTACACCTCACGCCATGTAAAGTTGCCGGGGAGCTTGCCAGCGCCCTTCACTTCAAAGTTAGGCTCAATAGAGTGCGCGATGATACGCTCAACTTCTAGCTGGCCTCCGCCTGCTCTCCATAGCTTGATGACTTCAGGCGGGCAATTCTCTAGCCCGAAGAACTCCACAATCTGGGCAATCGTCATAACGAAAGAGCGATACAGACCGTCGATACGCATAGTCGAGCCTGATGCCATGTAGTATTCACCCACGGCTGGGTTGTAGCAGCGAATTAGGTCGCTTTCGTCTTCGTAGATGATGTTCGGCGCGGAGCCATACACCACGAGGTCTTCGCATTCTTGGGCAAACGCATTGTAGAAATTCGAGCCAGCCAAGATGCGATACATGCGGCTTTCAATCTCGTCCAGCCACTCACGCCCCTCGTCGTCAATCTCCATGTCTTTAATGGCAGGAGTAACCTTGAACCAAGGACGCGATACGGACGCCAGACCAGACATCAGGCCAGCAGCGCAAACGCGAGTAGCGAACGTGCCAGTTGGGTCTTTGATTGAGTTGTTCAGCGGGAGGCCGCGTGTCATGTTGTTTGGGGTGGGGAGACCGCCCATAGACTGGGTAAGCCAAATCGAACGACGCGGGAGGATGTATTGGGCAAGCTCAGACCAGTTCTGCATCCACCAAGAGTTACGCCAGTTGCGAAGAGCAACCAAGCGGCCTTCGAGGTGGGAGCGCAGAATCTTCCACTCAGCGTGCTCCATGACGGGCTTTGGCTTTATGTCGTCTGACTGTTGCGACAAAAAAGTAGCGCCTGCTTTTTCATAGGCGGCACTTGCAAACTTCTCTTCTTTTTTTGTCTGGCTCTTTTCGGCCATGTTGCTCTCTTATTTTAGCGGTTCTTCTTGAGCCTGAACCCAGTCAAGAAATAGAAGGCAATGAATAGTCTTTGCACGAAAGTGTAATTGGATGGGGTGAAGAGCGTCTTCACATGCCACAAGCAATGATGCATGGCCACGTCTGTCTGGTGCTGGCTAAAACCAGCTTGGAACGCACTCTTGTCAGCGATTGCCACATACTCGTCACCTAGCCACACAAGCCCAAGCTCTTCGCACAGGCTCTTGGCGTAGTCGTAATTGTAGTAGAGTCCCTCTTGCGGATATTCCAGAGAATCTCTGATGTCGTTGGACACCTTCCACATGAAGTGGAGCAAGACCGCATCTACCTGTCGCTGCGTGAGCTTGATACGGCGCATGTCCCTATCAAAAGCGTCTAGCCATGATTCGTTGGGGAAAGCCAAACCAATGTCTTGGAATTTCTGGCGCGAGTCGTCGTAATCGTAATGCATGATTAACCTAGCAATGTTGCCTGCGCCGTATCCGCTTGCCCTTGGAGGCCACGAGAAGAAGTGCTCGTAGTGCCAGAAGCCAAGCCAGCAGCAGCAGCTCTCTGGCGTGCGTTGCCAGCCGATGCGGCTACTTGTGAATTGGCGAGGGTTGGAGGGGCAGCTTGTGGAGGAGCGGCAGGGATGTTGGTTTTAGGAACCTTTGGCGTAAGAAAGCCCATGAGATTGTCTCCCTATTATTTTCCAACCATTATAGGGGATTGTTTCGCGTTGGCAAGCTATTCCTTGCCGTATCTCTTCTCTCTTTGGCTTTTGCTGCCGTTTACTTTTTTGTCCTCGGCTACAAACTCCTTAGCCACGGACTGAGGTATGTCAGCCTTATCAGCGAACTCTTTGTTGTGTGCCGCTGCACGCATAAACTTCTTTTGCTTCTCGGATACAGATGGCACTATGCACTCCTTGGTGGGTCATCGCCCATAAACTCTTCTATTCCAGAGAAGTCGATTGGCTCAGGGGTTTGTCTTATAACAAGCGCCAGATGGTCTGGAACGCGCTTTGGCAGAGGTGGCTTAGGCTTGGCTATATACTCCTCTAGGGTTTTGCCCTTTGGCCATTCAGCAAAGCATTTAGCGCAAAGCGAATAGCCAGTGCAGCCTTTTGGGGAACATTTAATGCACTTCATTCGTCCTCCTCCGAACTATAAACCGCAACTATAAGCATAGCTGTTGCGGGCACAAGTTTCAACTGGTTCTTCTTAGTCACCAAATGCACCCATCACAAGAGCACTGAGCCACAATAGACCAGAACCCTATCCAGAACGCCGCTCGAAGTAATGTGTAGGAAATGTCCCATACAGTGAACCAAAACGGAGACCGCTCAAAAGCAGCCGACCTAGATGCAATCTTGGCTAAAGCCATTTCTTCGGTTTCATCTGCCATGCTGCTACTGAATAGTTTGCATATATATTTTAATCATCATGTCCTACTTCCTTTCTGTTTCTCGCGTATCGACCAGCCTCATGCCGTATTCGTTCGTGCCCGAAGGGATTACCAGCCCATCCCTAAGCTTTAGCCTATTGCCCTTGAAGGGCTTGTAGTTGACCTTATGGTGCCATCTATTAAACCTCCACGCCACCTCCGCCACATCAGGGTGCAGAGCGGCCAGCATCTCGGATTTAGCCTTTGTGCCCTCTTGCTTGTAAAACTCCCTAGTGTTTCCTCCAGCCATGCGCTGCGTCGTCACCTTGCCTTGCAGAAAGGCGTTAAACTGCAATGTGCAATAGCCAGCCTTCAAGGCGCGTATGGATAGGTCAGTGTCCTCGTTGTATCGCCCTCGCCAGCGAAAGGGGATTAGGTTATCGATGAGAAGGCACGAGTAAATGCGCGTGTTGAGAACGAACGGAGGCACAGCGTCGGTTGCCTTGCAGAACGAATAGTAATTAAAGCCAGCTATCGCTATGTTCGTGTACCTATCAACGAAGCCCTCTGCGACCTTGAATATCGTGCCGCTATCCACCTCTGATTTTATGTTTCGGTTGAGCCGATGGAAAGCATCAATGTTGTCGTCCATAACCCAATGACGCCTGTGACCCTCTGAGAGTGAGTGCTGCCATGCGTAGTTCCTAGCAGCGCCGGGCCCCCTGCTTTTTGTAGCGCCAAGTGAATCGCAAGTGTCGTAAGACTCTAGGTATTCGTTGGGCAAGATGAGAACCTTCGCAGGGTCGATAACTCTGCAATACTGTTCGTGCTCCGATTCCTCAACGATAATCTTATAAGGCACGCCCATGTGCTCTAGCGCCTTGCTTGTAAGCCTAGATGCCCAGCGACCCTTCGACACTATGTAAACAGGATAATCAGGGTTCATCTCGCCACCGTAGCCCAGCCGTCAATCCACGCACAATTGCAGGGAACCATATGCTCTTAGTCTTCTTGGTCAGCTTTTGCCCTATCGCAGCGGAGAACGCATCTAGGTCTTCTTGATTGCGGAAGCGCACGATAACCTGCGAGAATGGCCTCTGCTCCTCTTGCACGAACTCAGGCATATCCTTCCATTCGTCAATGGCTGATTTTTCCTCCACGCCAAACAAGTCGCTCATCTCGCCCTCAGTGCTTGATTTGCATTTCGCCAAAGAAACCAGAGAAGCGCCCTTCTACCATAGAGGACTCTTTCCATTCAACAGCGCCCATCTCCCTGTCAGGCAGGATGTCAGTAACGGCCATCCACGCCTTGTTCTTGGTCTCCAGCATGAAGGTAACGACCTCAACAGCTTTTGGATGCGAGCTTACCCCGTTGTAAGCGTCCATGTTCTCCATGTACTCACGAGCAGCGTCTTGGTCTTTGATAGTCCACGACTCGGCAATGAACAGAACGAACTCAGCGCTGACCTGCTTGACCAGCTCTTTTACAACATGAGCCATTCTATCTTTGGAGGAGTCATCAGAGAAGTCTGCTGGCAACATGCCAATGCGAGAATCGTCGCCAATGAAAAACACGGGTGCGAGCATCTCGCTGCTACGCAGGTTATCTCTGGCCGCTTCTACAACGCGAGTGATTAGTTCGTTATCTGGGGTCATTTGGCTCTTCCTCTATCAATAAGTTTACATATCCGCCAGCGGAAAGGTGGGCTAACAGCAATGCCATGCCAATGCGTGCGTGACCACGATATTGCCCTTCGTCTGGGATGGACTGTACGCACTCTTCGACCATTGCTCTAAATTCTTTCTGCGGGAGACTTCTCATAGGTGCCTACCAAACAAGCAATAAACACCCAATAACGTACCGTACTCCACACCTGAATAAGAGCGAGAAATGCTCAGCCATTTATCAGGGGAGCTTTGGATGAAAGTGCGACCAATGCGAATGTTAAACCAAAGCCTACTCATAATCACCCTTCCATAATGTTATGCAGATGCAGGCAGGGCTTGATACCTGCTATGTGAGCGATAGGCGTGTCCAAGGACGCCTCGTTTTAGATGGCGGCGAGAGAGACTCGAACTCTCACCTATCGCGGCCCCCGCAATCGCTCTACCATTAAGCTACCGCCACCGCAATTCTCGCTTCACTGATTACTGTGTCCTTCCACAGCGCTGCATCAGCTATAATGCCTAGCACAAAGCGTGTAGAATGTCAATGGAATATACACATGATGTATGGATAATTGGCGGAGGGGACACTCTGACTAAATCACCGCAACCAGAGCGCCTCACGGTTTTTGCCGTGCGCTACCAGCTTCGCGGCTTTTGCTGATAGCTCCCAACCATAAAGTGGGGTGACTAAGAAGACCTCTAAGACTCTAGCCACCCCATAAGGGCTGTGTTGCAAGGTTATCATCCTTGTTTTCGGAGTCTGGCGCTTACATTCGGGGTTCCAGCCCACTTAGCCTGTGATTAGCAGGATACCATTCGCACTCCACGTTTAGCCCCTTGACATCTCACCGCTGCACGAAGCCCCAAGGGGTAGGCAGAGAAGCGGTTTCATAGATTGCACAAACGCCCATCGGGGGTTTCGACCCAGTAAGCGACAACACAACTGGGTAAAGTCTTAGCACAAAAGTGCGTACAAGTCAAGTGTGGCGTTTGTACTCTTTGTGCGTATATTCCATGTAAAGGATAATATCTTGGTCGGTGAATCTGTTATATTCCCCCTTGGCAATAGCTTCCTTCATGGACTCAACCACAAGAATAGGCTCACCTGACGGAGCGCCCCAGCGCTGCCAATCCGCTTTCTTCGGCTTAGTCCCTATCTTGATGGCCGCATGAATCCTGCGCCAGAGGACATGGAACCATCTTTGTCTGGCAAGCTCATACGGATGCTCGATTTCGTCAAGCACTCTTATCCAGCGGATGTCGTTACGCCGCTCCCTTACCTTGATTGTTTTGGATAAACGAGGGGTGTCGTCAGACACATGGAAAACAGCGCCATCGAGAATCACGACATCGCAGCAGTCCACCTCTGGGCGCAAACAGCCTATGTTGGTAAGAAACCCAACCTTCAATTTTCCGTTGTGACAAAACAATAGCCGCTGAAGTCCACCGTTAAGCATACGAATATCGGTCATAGCTTTATCCTGTATTCTCGCCAGTTTGCTTCCTTCGCATTAAGTTGCTCGACGGCCTTTTGTGCGTCTTGGAGCGTCTCGTACTTGCGATAGGTGCTCCATGCGTTGTTATCCCTGAAGAAGAATGAAGGCCAACTGCCCAGCTTTTTGCGTGATTCGTAATACTCTTGGGTGTAGCGGTATTCCACCACGACACGCTTGCGTGCTTTCTTCGCAGGCTTAGATACACCTTTCTCGGCATAATGCTCGCTCTTAGCAATCTCACGTGCCTTGTGGTTACGTCCTTCTTGCGCCCAACTGTCACTCATACGCGCTCCCTTTCTGTCCCGGCTCATTGCTTCCTGTGCAGTCCAGCTCATGGTCAGTGGCATGGGGACAGCGCTTGTTGCCGCATATGGAGCACACATGCATCATTATGCGCGGGAATCTCCATACCTGACCATCTGGGGCTGTGTGTTCAACGATTTGCCCTGATGAGCATTTCATGCAGTTACATTCGCTGCTCATAACCTATTCCTCAAACGCATGAAACACCAGTGCGCCTCCTGCCATCTGGAACGTGGATATGTACCTGCCAACGCCTGAGCAATCATGGCCAGTGCCGCGTATCTTTATCCTGCGCGTGACCATTGGGTTATCTGTTTCTACCAACGCCCACAAGCAAGGCATATCTCCCTGCATCTGCACGCATAAAAGCTCTGCGTCCTGCGGCATGGAGAAAGATGGGTCGCCAATGCGGAAGGGATACTTGTGAACGGTTTTCATGATTACACGTCTCCTAAAAGGATAATGCGTAGCACAAATAGCGTGCAAAGTCAATACAAGGTGTGTGATGTTGCGCGGTCAGGTCATCTCTCAGGAGAGGAAGTCGCTCTAAACCCCCGCGCTGCCAGTGTTACAAAGCCACCGCTGGCTGGGCTATCTCTGGCCTCTCAGGTAATCCGTTGATAATGGGTCGTAGTTCGTCTTTAGCTGTGAGCCGCCAATGTCGGAGCGCACATGGCTGAGCGCGAGCGCGTCATAGCCGATGTCATGCTGTGAGCGCTTGTTGCTCACATAGTCACGATACTCAGGCGGGAATGAGGATGCGTCGATGCCCGACACCACGAGATAGCGAGTAGCGTCCATGAGATGGTCGTTGGTCTTCACAATCTTGCCGTTCTCGTCCCTGCGATAGATGCGATACTCCTGAAGCCAGTTGACCAGCGTGCTGAACACTTTGATGCGGCTAGTCGATAGGCGCTGGTAAACATCATAGATGCCAGACTCTACGCCATTGTTCGCTATGCTGATGTTCAGGCCGAGGTCGATATACATCTGGTAAAGCTGCTCACCATCCTTCTGGCCACGACCACGAGCGGCTGGGTCGATAACGCCGTTGAGCCAATCACCTTTGGCTTTGATAGCGTCTGCGTGCACGGAAGGCTCTGCTTGTCCACGGTAGTGCTCGGCATACAGATACAGCACGTCATTGTCATCGTCATACGCGCCAAAGATAGCGGCTGTGCGATTCCAGCCCACGTCCATGCCATAAGCCCTGCGCCAATATGGGGGGAGCTTGATGGGAGCTATCACGAAGTCATCTTCAGGCACAGGATAGATAGCGCCAGAGCCTAGCGCGGGGATGCCCTTAGTACGCGCATCACGTTGGTGAGGAGGAAACGCAGCGAGCAGGTCAGCTTTGTCGGCCTCGGTTAAGTGAGGAGCATCATCCCATGTAGCCGTGATGAGGGAGATTTTGCCTTCTCTGTGCTTCTCCTGAAGGAATAGAACTGTATCGGACAAACCCTTCAGAGGCGTGAATGTGGTTATCACAATCCCCTGCGTGGTCATCGTGCGCGTCAGTGCCTCGGTATAAACCGCAAGAGGTGGCTCTTCGTCCAGCCATATCACGTCACGAGCGGTAGCCTGAAACGCCTCACGCCCTTGGTCAAAGCTCTGGAACTGTAATTGGCTTACGCCTCGCTTGTGCCTTACCTGAACCGTATCCACAGCATCAGGAATGCCTGACTTGCTCCTGCGCTCTAATATGGCCTCCCAAGGTATCATGCCCGTGCCCAGCTCAGAAGGAGGGCCAAGCAGCTTCTCTTGGATAGAGTCACGAACCAATCGACCCGTCTCACCTGCTACCAGAACGTTCACAGGCTTCTTGAAACGCTTGCCAATCCACCAGTCAGGATAATTGCCAGTTAGGTGACACACGACCTCAAACGCGCCCGCCTCGGTCTTGCCCGAACGGTTCGCAGCTTGGAATAGTCTCTCGCGGAAGTGAGCGCCATCCGCAAAGAACTCCATGTGCTTTGGGTAGTTGTGCCTGCTCAGCGGCCCGTCTTCAGGAAAGTATGCACCGACCTTGTTGCGCTTGCGACGGAGTATCTCAGCCTCTACGTCAGCCAGCGTTATCTTAGGTAGTATTGGTTGAATATCTTTCACGAAGTCTCCGTCCTATCGGCCTTTTGTGCAACTATCGGTTGAAATGTACGCTATTCCCCCTCGATAGCCTTATCACGCACCTTTTCGAGCTGCTCCAGCGTCAGCACGCCGAGCACGCTATGAGTCACGGGAATGGCCGCCAATGGGTTCTCTTTGTCGCCTTTGATAGTCGTGGAATCGCCGTAGCGCTTGGAGAACAGCTTAGAGGATGTCCATTGCAGGTTGGAGCTTATGATTCGAGCGGCCTGAGCGTCGATTAGACCAGCTTCAAGCTTGTCGTTTATCTCGTAGAGCTTTTCAGCCGCAAATTCGCCCTGAGCCTCGCGTGCGCGTGCACACCTTGCGTCAAAAGCAGCATCCTCCGCCTGCCACCTCAGCACTGTGCTTCTTGATGGCATTCCTTCCTTTTGGCATATCTTCACGAGGCTTATGCCATTCTCTAGCTGTTCGATGATGTGGTCTTCCAGCTCTTTGGTGAGTTCCCAAGTCATTTGCCTGTCCATGCTTTGGAGCTGGTCACGGCCTTGCAGTCACAAGCGTATTTTGTGCCATTGTCTGTCGTGGTTTGGACGGGGACTTTATGGCAGTTCTGACACCTTGGTTGCTTCGGCATTTTCCATGCTCTTGTTGTTGTCGTATAAACCTAGTCTTTCTGACTCCCTAACCATATCATCGAGCGCCTTCTCACGCAAGGCTCTGCGCCTGTCCGCCACTACCTGCGGTCTGATGCGTGTAACTACTCTGGCTATGGGGTTTCTCATATTGTGCTGCCAACAGTGCATGTAGGAACAAGCGGGTCTGCCTTGATGATGGAGGGCACATGAGGGAAGAGTGGCTCGAATGGAGGATTGCGAGAGTCCTTCACAAATGGCCACTTACCGTCCTTGTCCACCTCTGGTGCTTTCACTGGTGGCGTGACCTTCTTGAACACTGTGGCCAGATGGTCTTTGATGACCTGCCATTGCTCAGCAGTGGGATGGGTGCCATTGATTTCGGCAAAGCCCTGTAACCAGTATGCAAATTGAAGCGGCTCCATGATGTCTCCTATCGTGTCTGAGCACTATACCATAAATCCTTCTTACACACAAGAAGTATTCTATTCAAGTGGTTACACCTACCACATATGGTGCTAAACAAAATAATACACAATGTACGCATTTTGTTGTTGACTGTGTACGCACTTTGCTTTAAGACTATCCCCTGTGGACGAGAACCCACACAAACAACTAACTAGGGATTCCTCATATGATAAAAGTTCAGATTACTCCACCGACATGGCAAACAGCGGTGAAAATTTACATGGATGTTCTGCAAAACCCTAAAGCTCCTGCAAAATCCGTAGCAGCAGCTCGCGCAGAGCTTATGCGCCTAGCTGAATGGGCTGATAGCCCAAAGGGAGAATAGCCATGACATACACACTTGAAAATGCACACCGCGACTTCAACGAGCTGAATCGTGAAGCGGTAATGGCAGCACATGAACGCCGCCAGCTTGCGTACACCATAGCGGACGCTGTATCGGCAGGCAATGCACCCGATGAAGCAACGGTCAGCAACTATCAGCACTGGACGCTCAAGCACGCCACTATCAGCCAACAGCTTGAGGCAATCAAGAAAGTGCGTGACGACCTCATCGCACAACGCAACGCATAATTCCAACGCATAATCAGGAGAAAACACATGACACACATCACCCCATTCACCTCTGCTCGCACCACTCGCTTCGGCAAAGGTGCCACCATCATCCGCTCGAACGTTGGCCTCGATGACGCACAGATTCAGGAATACGCTCCGTCTGTCTTTGCCGAGCACAAGCACGATTCACGCTCTGAGCGCTACACCTACATCCCAACGAGCCAAGTGCTTGCTGGCCTGCGTCGTGAAGGTTTTGTGCCCGTAGAAGTCCGTCAGGGCGGCTCCAAGGACGAAGTGAAGCGCGGTCACACTAAGCACCTTATTCGCTTGCGTCATGAAGGTCAGCAAGACCTCGTAGCAGGTGATTCGTACCGTGAACTGGTGCTTGTCAACTCCCATGATGGCACCAGCTCTTACCAGCTTATGAGCGGTCTGTTCCGCATGATTTGCTCCAACGGGCTTATCACCTGCGAGAATGGCGAGATGCAGCGCGTAGCTCATAAGGGCGACATCATCAACAACGTCATCGAGGGCGCATACCGCATCATCGAAAACAACGCCCTCATCGAAGCTCACGCTAACGAAATGACCAAAATCCAGCTCAACTCCAGCGAGCAGATTGCTTTCGCTGAAGCGGCTCTGGAGCTGCGCTTCAATGCTAAGGACGAAGAAGGCAACCTGAAAGCTGCTCCCGTTACCCCTTCGCTGGTGAACAGTGCGCGTCGCATGGCTGACCAAGGCAATGACCTCTGGAAGACCTTCAACCGCGTGCAGGAGAACCTCATTCGTGGCGACCTGAGCTATGTTCATCGCTCCGAGGATGGCCGCACCTCCTATCGCTCTACCCGTCCTGTGCGTAGCATTGACGGCGATACCAACCTCAACCGTGCCCTCTGGACTCTCACGAACAAGATGGCCGAACTGAAAGCAGCTTAACCCAACCCAGCCCTCCTCGAAAGGGGAGGGCGCACTTCCAAAGGAGACCACCATGACAAACGCTTACCTATCCGACGCCATTTTCTGGGCTACCACTTTCTGGCAAGAGCAACTTCCCAAGGAGAACCCCAAAGACCTCCCTGTATGGGCGCTGCCAGAAGAAGGCGCTCAGGCCATCAGCGAAGCCTTCACAGCCCTTGGGCATGAAGTAAGCCCAGCGGATGTCCATCACATCTACCAAACCCGCTTATAATCCTTCACAGTGGGCAGCGAGGAACACACGATGACCAAACTAAAACGCTTCATCAACTGGCTTACTCGCTGCCGACACACCCACGTTACATCGGGCGAGCCTCGGTATGACTCCATTGGGCCATACCAGACCTGTCTGAGCTGCTACACCCGCGTTCCTGCCTACAAAATAGGCGGGAAGTGGTGGACTCTTTAACCATCAAGACCAAAGGAGAACATATGACTCTTGATAAACTAACACCCAAAAAAGCGGGCGAAATGATGTACGCTCTTTACCACGCCATGAAAGACTCTGGCATCCAGTTCATTGGCACTGTCGTAATCTTGGACGACAAAAAACTAAGCGCCTGTAACTCTTCAGGCATTAACGGAGCTGGGTCTCACCTCATGCCCGCTCTTAGCAAGGCAATCGGAAACCTGCTGGAAGACGAAGACACTCGCGGCATCTGGGGGGCGGCAATGTCGGAAGCCATGAAAAACGACCTGATGCGTCACCCTGATGCGCTGGCCGCTATTCTTAGCAAAATGGCTGGTGCGCCAGCACCAAAGCCCGTTTCTGCCAAAGATGTCAAGCGGGAAGGGAACGTAATTGAGTTCCCACCATCCACCAAAAAGCACTAGGAGGAATTATGCCAGATATACTCGAAGATTACAACGATTTCCCAATCTCAGAACACGATTTCGAGGAGGCTCTGGCGTTCGCCCAGACCGCTTACGAAGACGTGGGATACACGGAGGAGGTATGAAACACATCATTTTTTTAGGAGCGTTCGCAGACATGCTCATATTTGCATGGCTACTCATCTCTGGTCTGGTTCACCTGTGGAACTGGAACGCCTTCGAAGCTTCCGCTCTGGTCATAGCCGCTGTTATGTACCAGCGAGCGTGGAAAGCCGAATTGCTTCGCAAGATAGCAGAACTCAAGAAAGGGTCGTCCAATGATTATTAAACGCGGACAATACAAAATCGTTCGACCTGATGGCTCCGAGGAGATGGTGGACAAGAAACCTACCCTAGAAGCTCTATACGAGGCCATAGGATGCGATTGCGTGGACATCGTGAGGGTGGGTAGCCGAGATAGTCAACAAGTGATGATTGTCGATGATAACGGCCTTCTGAACAATCTGCCCATCAACGACAAGGCCACCGCGCTTTATTGGCAGTTCTACAACACCACCAGCCCGATTGTGGGAACTGTGGTTCTGGCCAATGATGCCGATTTCGGGGACGAAGACGAATGATGTGCTTCATGGACAGATGTTTTTGCTCCTCCCCTGCGTGCACCAATAAGTGCGGCAGGAAGCTTACTCCTGAGCTTATACAGCGAGGGATTGAGTGGTGGGGTGGTGAAGACTTCCCTGTGGCGATTGCAACATTCTGCGACCTAAACGGAGAACTTATTGAGGAGGAAACATGCAAATAAAGACCCTAGAGATACGCGACGTAGCAACCAGCATTGCGGCATTTGCCTTTTCGGTAACGCCAGACAATGCGGAGCAGCGTTATCTTCTGTGCAAGGCTGGCTACGGCACCGACAGCGACCTTATCGTTCTGGGCTTCCTGAATGGGCGCAGGCCAGCTTGTTACAGCCCCTATGACTGGAATGACCGCACCATGACCATAGCTCACCGCTTTATTGAGGAGAATTGGGACAGCCTCAAGGACGGTGATGTTGTGGACGTAGAGTTCATTCTGGGCGAGACCACTGAGAAGAAAATCAGCGAAAGGTTCGGAGGATGAGCAGAGTCCCAGAAGAAGTAACGCTTGCCAAGGCCAATCCATATCGGTGCGGATTTGCAGACGCAATCTTCGGGCGGGAAAGCAAGTCTCCGTGGAAGGGCGAGTGGAGATACATACACAAACACCTTTCCTATATCGAAGGATACAGGGATGGCCAACTATCAGGAGTAAAACATGACAATGATAAATCAAGAACTGCTCACCAAATGCACGCCGCAGGGAGTGACCTATTGCCAGTCGGCTGAAGTCATCAAGAAATTCATGGCCGAAATCGGCATGGAAGATTTCTTGGAACAGCAGGCTGCCTCCTACAAGCAACTGAAGGACGGAGGCGATAACAGCCTATTGTTCAGCTATTCGGCTGGTCTGGCTTATGGCTGGGCTGACCGCATCATTAAACTGCTAAAAAACAATTAACCCAACGGAGACATTATGACCGATGACATAAAAGAACTGCTCAGCGCCCTTATGAGCAAATCAGAAGAAAGCCCAAAGCCCGCGCCGTCTATGTCGCTTGAAGAAGCTTGCCTTCTTTACACCAAAACGCACAAGCACCAAGTAGGCGACATTGTGCGCTTCAAGAAAGGAATGCAGCACGTCAAGCTGCCATTGCAAGAACAGGAGTGCGTTGTCGTCGAGGTAGCCAAAGAGCCAATTGTGGTGTCAGACCCTCAAAAAACTCTTTCTCCGTACTTCCATGAGCGACTGGACATACGCATAGGGTTCTGGATGCCTGATGGTGAGTTCGCGTTAATCTGGTTCGACGGGAAACGCTTTGAGCCAGTGAAGAAAACCAAACACTAGCGAGGCGTTCGTTAAATGAGACATGACTGCGTAGCTCAGATGGATAGAGCATGAAGCTTCTACCTTCATTGTCGGGGGTTCGAGTCCCTCCGCAGTCTCCAAGTTGCACCCTTCCCTAGTGGGGTTCTCACCGCGTCACCTGCGGTGCAAAATGTGGTGAGGTGGTTGCTAACCATTATTACGAGAACCCATTTGGGATTCACAATTAATTTAACCAAGGAGAGATTATGTCTGAAGAAAAAAACAAGACCAGCGTGAAAGACGTTAGCGTTGTTCACGAAGGAACTCAAATCATCCTGCCCATCATCAAGGGCAAGCCAATGTCGTTTGACGAAGGCATCGAGTGGATGCAGCGCAAGAAGAAGGAAGATGAAGCAAAAGTTGCGCTTCACAACGTTCTCCCGTGCTCGCCTATGGATGGCGCAGTAGCTTTGCAAAAAGCTATTGCACACATCTACGGCTGGTCTCAGGGCGTACCAACGCCGGGCTTCTTCTCTGACCGCCCTCCAGTTATGATTCGCGTAGAAACTGGTGTGGATAGCTCGGTTCAGGTTCCATATGGCCGAATCGAAATCCCCGGCATCGAAGGATTCCTGCAAACTGGCATCCAGACCGAACCGCAAACTGCTTTCGTCATTGGTGGCGAAGTCAAAAAGAAACACGCACGCGCTGTCAATGAAATCGTTGACCTCGCACGCGAGATTCTCAAGACCGACTCCATCTACAAAGGCAAAGCCGTCAAAGTGTGCTTTGACTATCTGGATGAAGATGGCGATATGTGCCGCGATTACGACCCGCTTCAGGACTCCCCAAAGTTCATGGATTTAGGGAACGTGTCGGATGACTCGCTTATCTTTGGCGAGAAAGTCCTGCGTGACATCGAAATCGGCCTGTTCACGCCTATCGAGCAAACGGAAGCTTGCCGTGAGTTCGGTGTGCCTCTTAAACGTGGCATCCTGCTCTACGGGCCATATGGCACGGGCAAAACGATGACTGCCTATGTAGCCGCTCTCAAAGCTGCTCGCAATGGCTGGACGTTCGTTTATCTCGACCAGACTCGTGACCTGAAGAAAGGGCTTCAGTTTGCTGCTCAGTACGCGCCATGTGTCATCTTCGCTGAAGACATTGACCGCGCTATGGCAGGCGAGCGCTCGGTGGAAATCGACGACATCCTGAACACGCTGGACGGCGTGGACACCAAGGGTGCGGAAATCATCACCGTGCTGACGACCAACCACATCGAGAACATCAACCCTGCAATGCTCCGCATGGGTCGCCTCGATACTCTGGTGGAAGTTACGCCTCCTGATGCTAAGGCGGCTGAGCGTCTTGTCAAGCTGTACTCTCGCGGTCTGCTGGACGAAAAGACCGACTTCAAAAAGGTCGGGGCTGCACTGGCTGGTAAAATCCCTGCCTTCATTCGTGAAGTCACGGAGCGTGCTAAAATCGCTGCAATTGGGCGCACCAAGGGCGGCGACATCAAAGGCAAGGTCATCGAGCAAGATATTCTTGATGCCGCTCTGGCGATGGAAACGCATGAGAACTTCCTGAAGCCAAAAGAAGACAATGTGATTGGTTCGCCAGAAATGTTCGTGAAACTTCCAAAGAGCGCAGATTCTACGCGCATCCTTCAGAAGCTCACGAAGTAACCAACCAAACAACCCTACCCGTCCCCTTTTTAAAGGGGACGGGCGGGCTACGGAGAGAAGTAAGGAGCTTGCCGAGAAAGAGGCAAGTAGAATCGTGGCGAGATTCGCACCGAAAGAACAAGCAGCTTAACTTTAACAAGAGGAAGAAACATGACTAAATATGTACGACGCGGAAGCAATTTCCATGTAACACAAGACACCAATCTCGTAGTAACCGATAGGCTCCCATTGGGCACCTATACCGTTATGCAAGACCCAGACTCAGGCGAGATTTACTTGCAGGAAGCCAGTGGGTACAAAATTGAGGGCAAGATATACGGTAACGCGCAGAATCATGCGACAAGAATCCTGCATACGTTCTCTGACCGCGCCAATGCCACTGGCGTTCTGCTTTCTGGTGAAAAAGGCTGCGGGAAAACCCTGCTTGCCAAGCTTCTAAGTGTGCGCGGGATTGAGCAAGGCATTCCCACCCTCGTTATCAACTCCCCTTTGTTTGGGGAGGGCTTCAATAAATTCATCGAAGCAATCCAAGACCCATGCATTGTTATCTTTGACGAGTATGAGAAGGTATATCGTGAGCGCCATTGGCAGGAAGCGCTGCTTACCGTGCTTGATGGTGTTTATCCCACGAAGAAGCTTTTTATCCTCACGAGCAACAACCGATACGCAATCAACATCCACATGCTCAACCGTCCCGGACGCATTTTTTACTGCCTAGAATACAAAGGTCTGGAAGAGACGTTTGTGCGCGAGTATTGCGCGGATAAGCTTCACAACAAAAGCCACACAGAAGATGTCGTGCGTATAGGGAACGTGTTTGACAGGTTCAATTTTGATATGCTCAAGGCGCTGGTTGAAGAAATGAACCGTTATGACGAGCCAGCACACGAGGCAATGAAGATGATGAACATATCCCCTGAAAGCTCTCGTGGAGAATTTGAAGCAGTCGCCACTATCAACGGAAAAAAATACCAATGCGAAACTTTGGAGTGCGACCCGTTCAACCCATTTTCTTTGGAGGTTTTTAGAACCGCCGAAGAACTAAAACACCGTAACGGGAGGAACTACCGAGTGCTTCCGCAGTATTGTGTAACGGCAAAGCAAGGAACTTATACCTTCGCTTGGAAGGAAGGAACCGAAAGCTGGGAAGTAATTCTATCGCCAGTGAAATACCATAAGCACTCACTCACGCAGCTTGCTTTGGTTTCTTAGCAACTCATCAACACGAGCCAGAAGGGATTCTTCCGAGCCATAAATAGGCTCCCAGACCCTTCGGCTTAGTGTGTGGATACCCTTATCGCCCTGATGGTGGTCGTAGCAAAGCGGGAGCACCTTATCATGGTTTTTCCTTCCTCCTGCCCCTGTAAGCGCATGGTGGATACTTGGCTTATGTGGGCACCCCTCCACAATACACCCCAACTTAATTATCCTACTCCATCTCTCTCGCTGAGCTTTCGTAGGGGCGTTATTCTTTTTTGTCTTCGCGCCCTTCTGGTATGGAGGACGCCCTGTCAGGTTCACCCGCCCATCTCCAAAAGCATTTTCTTAGCCTTCTCCATCAACCAGAGAACATCGCCTCCGTCGGCTTTAGATGAGCTAAAATACATCTCGCCATCTTTTTCCCATCCGATGACCACTACTTCCTCAAGGTCAACCTTGATTGCCTCCTCCAAAATAGCTTCAACAGGAATATCCAATCGCGTTACGCAGTCGAGGCGTACTACTTTTTCGTCATCGGTCATAAAGGCTCCCTGAATTGATAATCATAATCGCTAAACACTAGCTCCACGTCGCCGGGCTTCCCTAGCTTGTTATGATAGCGGCTTTTTGCCACGCGCACCAGTGTGTTTCCAGTCTGCTGCCTGTGCACCACAATGACCTGCTCGGCCTTGTTGTACCAATGAGCAGAATCCGATATGTCATAAGCCGTGGGTATGGGGTACTCTCCGTCTTTATCCTTTTTCATTTTTGCAGGGTGGGCAATCACCATCACATGCACCATGAACTTTTTGGCAAACCTCTTCAACGATTTAATCGCTGAGCCTACATACTGCGTCAAGGAGACCTCTCTTTGGTCGTAGGCATGGTCTAGCTCATTCCAAGGGTCTATCACTATCAGTTTGGCTCCATATCGCGTTACAGCAGCGGCCATAGCGTCCATAAGCCAGACCAAATCAAAATCACCGTGCTCATCGTCATCAGGAGCAATAAAGCTCATGTTCTCGTCTATCCACTTATCAGCAGCAGCTCTCTCGGCAGCGCTTTGAGAGTAGTACGGCTTTTTGCCATGCAAAGTGGTTAGGGCGTCTCGGTGCTCGGTTTGTGGTGGCTGCTCAAAGCTTGCGAAGCAGACGTGCCATCCGTGCGTCTTTGCCATGTTGTACGCAATATTGTTCGCCAGCGTGGATTTCCCGTGGGAAGGGATGCCTGTTACAACGGAGAAATCAGCCTGCCTCAACTTCAGGTGTTTCTCAAGAGCAGGGATTCCAACGTCGTAAGCAGTAAATTGAGGAAGTGGCGGTAGCTCACTTAGCTTGTAAAGACCAGAAACCCTAACGTATTTAGCTCTGTTGATGGTCTGCCTTACACCAGCTTCTCCGTACTTCATGAGGGCGTCGTTCAAATCCTTGCACCCAACTGGATACTTAACCCACAAGCATCTATGCTTGCCAAGCCTGAGTGCAATATCGTTCATGAGATTGACCCCAGCCGAGTCTGAATCAACAGCTAAGATTATTCTGGTAACGGAAGCAGGGATGTCGTTGAGATAATCGTATTTCACGCTGTTCCTGTCGCCTATCGCCACCTTGGGAGCACCATCAGGAACCGATACAGCAAGATAGCCGCACTGGAGAGCGGCTACGCAGTCCATTTCCCCCTCGGTAATAACAAGCTCGCCGCCACCAACCTCCTTCAATGCATCCACGTTGTAAAAGCATTTTTGGCCACCCTCAACCTGATGGAAGCGTTTCTCGCCCTCGATTGAGCGAGTTTTGCAATTCACCTCAACACCATCTCGCCAGTAAGGTATCTCAATAAAGCCGTCGCGCCCGCTTCTCCACCCTAGCCTTGCCAAAACCTCTAAGTTTAACCCTCTCTCTTCGAGAATCTTCGCCTGCCTCTCCGTCAAAGGTTGCCCCGCGCCATCCGCAATGGTGGCAGTGGTAGAGGCAGTGGTCGCCTTCGATGGTAACGCTAAGGCACGGCTCCCTGTCGTTTTTTCTGGTGTGGGAGCATTGGGGGCAGATTGTTTTTCGCGTGCCATGTTCGTAACTCCTGAGTGTAATTCCTAATTTAATCAATTTTTCGACGGATGACATATCAACCCCCTGCTGGGCTAGGCATTCGGTTCTGAGGCTTATCCTTGCAAGACGGAGGAGCCAGCTTCTTGGTAATCCAAGCAACAGGGTCGGCCACCTCTAGGTCTTGTGCCTGAAGTATTGCCTCAAACACTTTTGCCTCTCCATGAACCTTCACCCACTTGCCAACCAGTGACATTTTTTTCTCACCCAAATACGAGCGGCAAATAGACCATAATGCCGCTTTAGCGGAAGTTTGTCCTTTAGGATGAATCAGTGAATCAGGAATCAGTGAATCAGGGGGATTTTCACCGTCCAATAACGGTGAGTTCACCGTGGGTTCACCGTTATCAGCGCTCACAGCGGGTTTAGGTGGTATTTCACTCTTTTTTTCTGTATGATGTGGAGACTGGTGGCGCAAGAAGTTAATAACCTCAATGTATGGCTTTTCACCCACCTTGTATCTATGGATGAAGCCTAACCGTGATAGAACGGTGAGTTCACCGTTAATGTCTATTCCGTCCCTGTATGGGAATATCTTTGCCTTTATTCTGTCTGGCCTATCCTCCAGCCTGCCCTCTCTGTCAGCAAGCATAAAAAGACCAGCGAAAAGCAAATGAGTTATAGGGTCGAGCTTCCCTAAAATCTCATTATCAAAAAAGCCGGGCTTGATGTTCCGAGACCGCATTACTCTTTCTCCAGACTGTGGATGATAAAAAGGACTTGGACTTCTAGGAAGCTCAATAAGCCAATGGAGTGGTCGTCAATGATGAGTTTTTTAAGCTCGGATGGGGGGAGGTGTTTTGCCCGTAGGTGATACGGCTCTAGTCTATCAACCATAATTTGCCCTTTTCTCTTCCCATCCTCCTCTTTGTCGGAATAGTGGGGGCGCTCCTAGCGGACGAGAAGGGCGAATCCGTCTAAGCGAGCTTGTCAGTTGGTAGCGAGCCAACTCAAGCCCCGACTTCATGTATGCACATTTTTACAAATTTTGCAACACAAAAACTGTTCCCCACCATTCTTTTTCTCGATGGTACTGAACAGGCATTAGCTCAAGCCATTTGGGACTGTCATCGACAATCAGGCCGCAGCTCTTCAGTGCGTCGCAAGCGTCTTTGAAGTACGCATCGACATCGCCAGCGCGTTGACGCGGGCGCAGGTATATGTGAATGGTGAGCCTGCGTTTGACGAAGGCTTTAGGCATGGATACGCTGTGTGCCCAAACCACCTGTTTGCTGGCCTTCTTGAGTTTATGGGCGCGTGACCAATGGCCTCCCATCAGCTCATTTAGCCGAGCTGGGTGCCATTGCGGGATACGGAGCAATATCATTTTGCCTGTTTTTCGTGCAGCTCTAAAGCGCCGTAAATCTTCTTCAGTTTGTCCAAGCTAGGATTTCGGCAGGTGCGCCAGCTACGATAAGTATAAATGCTCAGACCTATTTCTTTGCATAGCCTTACAATCGTCAGCCTATTATACATCTTGCCATAACGAACCTTATTGGCCTTGTTCACTTTGCGAATACGCCCTTTGATGTCGTTGCAAATTTCTTTTCCTTCTAAGCAAATTCTTGTTGCCATAAAATAATACCCGTTGTATGTAATTTGTTGTTGATTAATTCTGATTTTGTGTTATATACATAGCACATCAAGTAAGCACATATTCACAAAAAACGCAAGGAGTTTTATGACAAAAGAAGCTGTGGCGGAATCAGCAACCAGCACCCCCGCGCCAAAAAACGTTCTGGAGGCTCTGTCTTTTATCCAAGAAGAGCTTTGTCATCTGGGTATCTCAAAGGCCAGAAAGAACGAGAAACAGAACTACAAGTTCAGGGGCATTGACGACGTGTATGCAGCCCTCTCGCCTCTGCTGGCCAAATACCGCGTTCTTATTTTCCCTAGTGTAAAAAGCCACCAGATAACCGAGTTTGAGGGAGCCAATGGAAACGCTCTTTTTCGCGTTATCATGTCCGTGACCTATAAGTTTGTCCACGTTCTGTCTGGGAGCGAGAAGCACATTGACATTGAGGTGGTTGGTGAGGCAATGGACTCTGGCGACAAAGCCACGAATAAGGCGTTCAGTGCAGCTTATAAAATCGCCATTCTCCAGACATTTTGTGTCCCTGTGGAGGGCGATGATAATGACACTGAAAACTCAGACCCAGAGGTTAGGGGCAACAATCAGCCAACGAAGCAGCAAACAAAGCAGATTGAGAAAGACAAATTTTCTGTTGAAGCGTTTGTGCTTCCTGACGGGAAGTTCGACCTTGAGCAGTTCTCAAAGGACATCACAAGTGCGTTTGCGTCTAGCAAAAACAAGGGCGAGCTTGATTCCTATAAGGCATCGAACGTGAAGATGATTAACCACATCAAGAGAGAGGACAAGCTCATCTTCGATAAAATCGCTGTCGCTTATGCAGGGAATGCTAAGCGGTTAGAGGCTAAGTCCAGCAATCAAGAAAAGGAGAAAGGTGAATGAAATTTAGCTTATCCACCAAGGTAAACGGCAAGTGGCGCACTTTTGGCAATCTAACCAGAAACGATGAGGGGAAATTCCGAGTCGGTCTGCGCGTCACGCCTGAATTTAGGGCGCTGGTTGAAGCGGCGGGCGAGGGGGAGTGGATTAACCTCGCTGCATTTGAGGAAAGACCGAAGGAAGAAGAAGGACAAGTACGCAAGGAAAAGGTCGTCAAGCCAACGCTTGATGGCGTTGACGATGAGATACCATTTTAACTATTAGAAGGAGAGAAGTATGACTACAAAACAATTGAAGCCAAATGCACGCTGGTCTTATGAAGATTATTTGCACCTAATTGACCTTGCGTTTAAGGGTCTGACGGCAGAGGGCATTGCTCTTGAGCTTTATGGGAGCGAATCTTACAAACAGATTCCCGTGCAGCGTCTTGTGAAAATCGGCCTTTCAATCAGAGGTGCGAGAAATGCAAAAAGAGATGGCGTTTCCGCAAGGGAATACCTGAACACTTCCACCCTTTTCGGCCAGAAGGAAAAGCATGAGGTGCCAGCCGAGGATTCAGCTCAATATGGGGCAATAATCCCAATTATTATAACGCCTCCAGATATGAAGCGTGGCGCGGCGTTTTATCTGCTCGCCTCCAAAGAGCTGGCACGCGCCTCTAAGCATCTTGCTGAGAAGGCCGCGAAGCTCATCGAGGATAAGATGGCTGGCTAATGGCAACGGATGTGCTCCTAGTGCGTGAAGGGAATGCCCTCAAGGCGGCAGACCCGATTAGCGCGGAAACACTCTCTGCAATGAAGCACGGGGAAGTGGTTACGGCCACGCTAAAGCGCACTAGGAACATCCAACACCATAGAAAGGCATTTGCCCTTCTTAGCTTGGTTCAGGAGAACCAAGACCAGTATCCAGATGTGGAATCTCTTTTGACCGCTGTAAAGGTGGGAATAGGGCATTGCACATGGATTAATGCCACAATACGAGGGATTCACATTCAAATCCCGATACCTAAGTCCATAAGCTTTGCGAGCATGTCTCAGGACAAGTTTGAGAAGTTTTATGAAAAAATGGTCGTTTATATTCTGTCCGACATCCTGCCGGGCGTTAATAAAGACGACCTTGAGAGACAAGTTTTAGAAATGCTTTAACCAAGGAGAGTCGCTATGAGTCCAACTAAAATCGCAACCATCGTTCTGGTGGGGGTTCTTTCGTTTTTCGGCCTTATTTTTTCCACCCAGATATTTGAGAGCAACTCTGCTGGGTACGTCCAAGTAAAACAGGCAGCAGGCAGTGGCACAATGACGGTGCGTCTGGAGCCGGGCATGTATTATCAGGGGTTTGGCGACATCACCGAGTATCGCATATCCGATATTTATGAGTTCGACAAAGAGAACCCGATTACGGTTCGTTTTGGTGACGCAGCGAACGCTGAAATCGGAGGCCAGATTAAGTACCGCCTCCCAACCACTCAAGATAAGGTCTTAGGAATCCATGTTGACTTCCGCAGCGATAACGCTGTGAAGAACGACTTAATCCGTCGCAGCGTGGATGCCGCTGTCCGCCAGACCGCAAGCATGTTCAAGGCGGAGGAGGTTTATTCGTCCCGCCGAGCAGAGTTTGTTCAGCTTGTGAACGAACAAATTAAGAACGGCATTTATGCCACCGAATATTCAGAGGTGGCAGGCAAGGACGATGATGGCAACCGCTTTATCGAAAGAGAAGTGCGCGTGAAGCGGGATTCTGCTGGCAATCCAATCATCAGCGAGCCTTCCACGTTCAAGCGCTACGGCGTTGAGCTTGTTCAGCTTGTCCTGACCGATACGGACTTTGATGACCAGACTGATGCTCTTATTGCTAAGCGCAAAGAAGCCGAGCAGGAGCAAGTGGTGGCAAAGGCCAAGGCAGAACGAGCTAAGCAGGATGCCATTACTGCCGTTGAGCAGGGCAAAGCTAACGTGGCCATAGCCGAGGCAGAAGCCCTTGTTGAAAAGAAGCGTGCAGTTGTAGCGGCTGAGCGTGAAAAAGAGGTGGCCGAGCAGGACGCTCTTCGTGCGGCAGAAGAAAAGAAGGCCACTATCGCACGAGGCGAGGCAGAGGCAACCGCTGCTAAGCTAAAGGTCGCTGCTGGCCTATCTCCTCTGGAGCGTGCCCAGATTGAGAAGGAAACAGCCATTGGCGTAGCGGGCGAGCTTGCTAAGGTTCAGCTTCCTAAGCTGATGATTATTGGCGGCAACGGTGCCAATGGTGGTCAGGTGAACCCATTTGACGCTGTTGGTCTGGAGTCGTTCATCCGCATCAGCAAGAACATGGCCACCGAATCTCAAGAAGAGGAGTCTAAATAATGTTGTTCAAATTACTTGTAAACGCTGGCACCGTTCTTCTGGCCTGCTGGGCGCTTTTCTTGGCCATCTACTTCCGTGTGTTCCCCAGATTTCTGGGGAACTATCGGAAGGTGGTAAAGCGTGGTCGAGAGTACGACAAAGAGATAGACAAGATACACAAGAAGAAAGACCAAGCTTAGGCGGGAAGGAGCAGGACATGGTAGATTCTTCAGAAGCTAACACTTATTTGGTTCTGGGTGAGCCTAAGTATATGCCCAGAATTACATTCGATGGCTTCGGCCTGTTGGAGCCGAAAGATGACATAACCGCGCTGGAGGCGGCGAATATAGCGATATTGTTGGCTTATGCTTCTGTCGGCCTGAGCGTTGACTATAAGGGTTTTATAGAAAAACACGGCTTGCAACGCCATTTTGTGAAGGAATAGGGACATGGTAAAAGACGAGTGTAGAGAGGCGCTTTTTGAGCGCTTATGGCTAGATACAAACGGAGGGTGCGATAAACCAGCGGCTAATTTCTGGCACGAAGAAGGCTGGAGAGCAGCGCAAAACACCCAGCGCGAGGAGTGGGAAAGGGTGAGCAAAGAACTGAACCGCCTCGCTCTGATAATCGAACATGCAGTGCGTTTTTTTGATGGTTCGGAGCATGAAAATTATAAGGACGTTATGGCAATGCTAATAGCAAACGCAGCGCTCGCATATAGCGAGGGCAATAGTAAGGGGTAGGGTATGGCAAGGATGGTTGACGATGACAATTGGATAGACCGCAGAATTTGCTCACCAATCCCACGCGTTCAGATATTGGTGAAAAATCCAGATGGAAGCACCCAAGTCACTTGGCTTAGTTGCAATACATCAGGAAGGGTTATTCAGGGTTTTACGCACTGGAAGCCAATGTGCTGGGTTGATTTATAAGAAAGGCCGCAAAATGACTGAGCATAAGCAATACACACGCGATGAAATCATTATCGCCCTCGCTCAAGCGTCTGGAGTGCTGTGGAACGCGCATAAACACCCATTGCGGTCAGAAGGCTACCTGCGTGAACTGTCGGTTAAAATCGGGCAAGCCATTGAATATGTGAACAAAGAGGTCTGAAATGAGAAATACAATACAAGAAGTAATTAACCAGCTTGTACCTGTGCGCCAGCTTTTAGAGAAGGGGCTTGTCATTCAGGCAGACCGCAAGCTGGATGAGATTATAGAGCGCCTAGCGGACAAAATAAAGGCCGCAAAATGACCGACCTGCACGAGCACGACAAAAAGATTCTTGAGCAGGTGCGTATTATAGAGGCGGCTGAATCAAGAATGAGGCTGTCCGAGGATAGGCTCCGCAAGGCTAACTTAGAGCACTCTCTGATTGCGAGCGCGGCTGATGCAGAGGTAAGGCAGGCATGGGATGCCATCAAGGATTTGATGGATGAAACGGGAGAAGTCGAGGTTCTGCTTCCTTCCGAGTTGGCTGGGCACGTTTATAAGATAGCCCATAGAGCTGGCACAGAGACCGTTGATGTGCCCGATGTGAACGCTCTGCCAGCAGAGTTCGTCAAAAGCGAGCCAGTCCCGAAGAAAAAAGAGCTGCTTGCCCATCTGAAAAAACTACGAGAAGAGGGAGCGGCACTCCCAAATTATGCCACCATCAAAAGAGGCGAAAGCAAGTTGGAGCTGAAGATAGTAAAGAAAAAACCTCAGTCTGGGTCGTAGCGCGAATCCGTCGCCACTTTTATGCGCTTTATCTGCTCATCGCTTATTGGTGCTTTCTCAAGACTATCAATACGCGCAGACATTTCCTGCAAAACTTCCGCTATTTCTGGGTGTGTGAGGGCAATCTTCTTTATCTTTTTGTCTGACATAACGATTACACAATGTACGCATTTTGTTGTTGACTTGGTATATACTTTGTAGTATATATCGAAGCTAACTTTTTGCAAGGAGAACGCATGACAGACTCACCAAAAAAGCACATTCCCAACCCACTCGGCCTTCCCACCAACCCTGCCACGCTGGACACGATTGGCATTATGGGCAAGCTGTACGACGAACTGGAAAAAACATTTGGAGTGCCTCCCCGTGACCCAGCCAAGAAATGAAGCCACAATGATGTTCTCCCGTATGGGGGATGAGTTTTGCCCGACCAACGAAGCTGCTCAAATCGCCTCTGAGTTGCTTGGCGCAAGATTTCTTGATGAACGCCAAATTAATGGGCTTTCCCGATTGGGGTTTTCCATAGAGATGACACCCTTGGTTTCGCCCGCGTACCCTAACCCTAAAAGGAGAGAGATATGAGCCAGAAAGACAAAACCCTGTCTATGCTTAAAAAGAAGAAGAAAGTCACCTTTATGGATTTCCCTACTGGGTTTCGCCTAAGTGGGTATATCCATGAATTGCGCGGGGAAGGGCACAACATTGTCACCACCCACGCTCCGACCTCTTCTGGTGGCAGAATGGCGGTTTATACGCTGGTGAGGTCAAAATGAACATTGCCGAGAAAGTGGCTCTTTTAAATCACAACAAGGTGAAGGCGGTTGCCACGGTAAGAAGTGGGGCTGGAGAGGATGATTGGCAGGCGATAGACCTTATGGAGATAATCAACTCCTTGCTCCTAAGCGATACGACCTATCGAAAAGCAAGTTCCGACATGCGCCATTTTATAGACGAGCACGACATAGAGCAAAAGATGGGACAGCCAGTATGGGAGGCCATAATGGCTGCATACGTCAAGAGGATACATCAATGAAACACCTAATCCTAACTCTCCCCCTCATACTATCTGGCTGTGTCGCTGCTGTGGCTGTTGGGGCTGGCGAGATGGTTGACCGCTTCGGCAATACGGTAACGGGCGGCGACCCGTGGGCGACCATATCGGGCAACGCAGGCTTCAATCGCTACAAGGGCAGCGAGTCTGCTGCTGGCTGGTGCGTACCGTATCAGCTTGTCACGCCTTATGACACGCTACGGTTCTCTCCGACTGACTGGAAGATACTGGGCGAATGCACAGGTGAAGGCAAGAAGGAGCCGAACGACCACTGCACACGCTGGTACTGGAAGGACTACGGCGTGCTGGACGCGCTTAAAAAACGCTACGAGGAAACGGGTGTAATCACCTGCGAGCATGAGGATAGGTATGACGGGGAGGGCGATGCCAATGATTAAGATTATCGAGTGCCCGATAGGAGATTTGGAGTTCAAGGTCGCCTACAACTGGCAAACCACAATGACGTCTGTTTACTGCCAAGCATCCGAGCATTGCGACAAAGAGCTTACATACCCAGAGGTATTAAAGATTCTGCAAGACCAAGGCTACAAAGTACATCACACCAGCATAGACAAATACAACAGGCTAGTGACCATTATGATTAAGGAGCAAGCAAATGACCAATAAAGACACAACGATTATGGGGGATGCCTCTACCCGCAAGGATGAGGATGGTCTGTCGCTGGAGAGGTGTGCGGAGGCAATAGCAATAGCAGAAGGACATGAATCAGATATTGATGATGCGCTGCACATGGCAAATCATCGCGCTACAGCCAAAGCAGTCCTCAAAGCTGCTGGCGTGAAATATAAGGAGGGGGTATGACCAATGCGAATTTGAGCATAGAACAGCTTTTGTACTTTGAAAGACTGTGTGGTGAGATAAGAGCAAGAATCAGGCTACACGAAAAGAATGTGAACGAAGCCAGAAAAAGATTTTAGATGAGGAGGAGGATATTCGCCATCATGGATACGACCTCGAACGATTGGAAAACACACTAAATCAGCTTGAGCCGAAATGGAAAGAAAAGCTGACCAACTATTACAAGAGCGATACATGACCAACGAAAAACTGCTAGAGGGTATTGCTAGGGCTATCTACCTGAAAAGATATGCCGACATCGGAGGGAAATGGGAAGCTGTAGAAACAAAAGAGGTTTGGCATGAAGACGCCCAAGCCGTAATAGACCACCTCGCGCCGATGATGCAACAGATTGCGGAAGTTCTGCTTATAAACCATACGCAGAATGCCTTGTGCTATGGGAAAGAATATACCGATACTGTGCTGTGGAGCAAAACCGAAGCAGCCCTCTCCTCCCTCCCCGACTGCTGGAAAGGGGGTGTGTGATGAGCTGGGCTTTAGAAACTCAGGTGGCTGGAATGATGGCAATACAGACCGTGATTTTTGCTTTAATATGCGTCGGGATTTGGAGATTGAAATGACCATACAGGATAGAATGAAGGACGACTTAGCCGCTTTTGAAGCCGTGAAGGAAGATTATGCACAGCCATATTCTACGGTTGACATCGGCGAGATGTATTATTTTGCAGGGCGATTTGCAGAACACCTCCAAGCCGCTATGAAGGCGCTGGAAGTGGCTATTGCAGACCTGAACGCATCAGCATCTTGGGAAGAGGGTGATTTGGTGACTAGTAAGTTCGATAATCCGCAAGCAGCCATAAGAGCTAGAAAAGCCATATCCGCCATAAACCAGATAATGGGAGAGAAGTGATGAAGTTTGAAGAATCAAAAATGATTTCCCACTTGGAGAAGATATATCCGTTCTATCCAAAGGGATGCCAAAACCCAGAAGCTATGGAAAGTGGATATGAATTAGGCTACACCGCAGGCCAAGAATCCATGCGCCCGTTGGTGGAGAAGATGAGGGAGGCTTTGGAGAGCGTAGTTTATATTATTGAGGGGTTAAGCCTCCAATGTCCAACAACCAACGCTAAAGCAGCCATCGCCGAAGCCGACAAGTTTTTGAAAGGAGAATGATATGGGAATGGCAATGGGTAGTCCTCCACCAAGAGCGCCGTATAAGACGAAACATGGGTATATGTACTGCGAAGCATGTATGTGTAGCTATGGAGCTGATACAAACTTTGTTCGTGGATTCCGCATTAAATCAAACGACACGATGGGTGGTCATGATTTTTACGCGACATCGAGAGTGCCAAAGGGCGAGTGTCCTTCATGTGGGATAAAAGAAGAAGCCGACAAGTTTTTGGGAGAGAAGTGATGGAATGGAAGCCGATTGAGAGTGCGCCGAAGGATGGGACGACTGTTCTAGTCGGAGCTTATGGAGTTCTGGGTTGGAGATGTCGTTCGGCAAAAATGGCAAACAACAGTTATTATGAAAAAAGATGGTATTCTGGGCAGAAGACAAATCACCCTCTTGGGTATGAACCTACCCACTGGATGCCCCTCCCTAACCCGCCAACACAGCAAGGAGAGAAGTGATGCTCGAAAAACAGAAAGACTACACCATCAAGGTGCAGAATAGGCTCCTAATTGAGTGCTGCCTTATGCTGGAACTGTTCTGGGCGCGGGCTGATAGTGCTGGCGATGAAAAGCTAAAGCTCCGTATAGGTAATCTGCTAGAGAAAATGCAGAAACAAGGATATTGATTAACCATATGGCGAGCGTTTGTTGCTCCTTTCGGCCCGCCGCCAGATTGAGGACGTATGAGCCTACGCAAGAATATGTGCCAGAACAAAGTGAGCTTCCGAACAAAGGCAAGGGCGGAGGCGGTGGGAAAGCCCCACGGTCAGCGAACCTATGAATGCCCTATCTGCTTTTGTTGGCACAACACCTCTAAAGAAAACTGGACATACGAGTTTGTAACAATAGAAGCCCACGAATCCGCCATTAGGTCGGCTGAGTGCAATATGCGAACCATTTTCAATGAGAGATTGGCAGAGAAAAACAGGGAGATAAATCGGCTTCAGTTGAAGATAAAAAGACTAAAGCGCGGAGAAGATGAGGACGTATGAAAACCAGAATGAATCCCCCACGCCGAAGCGCAGGGGACATCACATTACTTAGCTTTAGCTTGGAGCGCCAGAATCTCGTTCTTGGCATCAACAAGCTGGATAGCCAGATTGCTCGCGTTGATAGAGCTAATCAGGTCACGGGTCTTTCCGCCATCTTCAAGGATAGCAGCCCTGATTTCGCAGCAACACTCAGCCAAATCGCGCTGGATAGCCGCCGCGTTAAATGCAGCCACCTGCTGAATCGCAGCGGTGTTCTGGCACGCATCATAACGACCATCTTTAAAGCCGTTGACGAGGAGGTTCTGCGTGTTGGTAAAGCCCAGAGCGTTAGCAAGGCCAAGAGCAGCGGCCACTTTTTCGGTGGAAAGCTCGTTAGCAGCGCCAGTCTTTTCCACCGCAATCTGGGTGGCAGCAGCGGTGCTGTTTACAGCAGCGCCCAGATGATAAAATGAGTTATTGGTGAAATCGGAGTTAAGAGCAAGGCGGTCTTTATCCGTAATGCCATAATGGTGGCCGTGGCTGCCAGCGATTTGAACATAAGCGGGGGCAGGTGTAGTCATGATAGTTTCGGTCATAATAATTCTCCTTTGGGGGGTTGGTCGTGGTAAAAGGATAGCAGCAAATCACCCCTTCCCATATGACGCATTATAGAGTAGCCTTAATAGGCTCTTATTATGGGTAACGCGATGATGTATTGTGCTTACATGGACGAGAAAGAGCTTAGGGAGTGGCGGTATGGGAAAGGATACACCCAAGAGAAAGCTGCGGCCTTTTTAAGTTACAGCATCAGCCATTATCGTAAGCTAGAATACGGTCAGTCCCCTATATCTAGGCGCGTCTCAGAGTATATAAAAGCAACAAATCAGGAATAAGCCTTCTATGATACGCGCAAAACGCAAGCCCCCTATCATCAGGAACAACCTTGAACATCATCACTGCACAAAATGCGGCGAGTACAAACCAGTATTTTCCTTTTACAAAAGCGGCTGGAAAGACGGGGCTACGCAGTCGCGCTGCAAGGTATGCTATGCGGCCAGCCGAAATGCTGACGGCGAGGTGCGGAGAAACAAGAGAAAAGAACTTTCCTTGGCGTGGAGCTATATAAGAGAGGACGTGACCCGCATGGTGATTGCCAATCTAAGGCAAAGCGGAAGCTAGTGGTTCGCGTTCGGGAATAGAATTGGGCAGTGCCCGATGTCTTTGCATGACACACCGCACCCGCTCATTGCCATGCAGAAAACAACCAGCACGAACAAAGCTATATACCTATACGGAGGCTTGGGTTTCTTTGGGCAGCGTATGACGTTTATTTCGGGCATACACACCCCAGCTTTGTGGGACTGTCTTCTGGGAGCTTCTTCATGGTGCTGGTCGCCCCTAAAAGGTCGTTTAGTGCCCCGTCTGATATATTCTTTTTCTTCATCTCGCAAATAGTCGAGCAAGAAAAGTAATGTGGCTCTGGGCAGATATTATGGACGTGCGTTTTCGAGCAACCACTTAAAGCGAGCGTCACGGTCAGCAGAGTAAGGGATTTTGCGGTCAATGTCTGCATGGGCTTTCTTTGCCTCCACCACTGTTTCTAACTGTACCACTTTCTGCTCAGCTTTGCAATTACTTGAGCCTTTCCACATTCCAAGCAGAAAAACCAATGGCATAGCAGCCAAAAGACCAATAACAACCCTTATCATGAGCGCCTCTCGTCTATCTTGGCATAAATCGTCAGCCCAATACCGATAAGTGCCACGACAAGGAAAACCAGCTTCAGGCTCTCGGCGTAAGGAATAACTCCTTCAAGCTGCTCTTTGGTCTCGTTGACTATCTCGCCAGCAATGGTTGCTGTGCCTGCAATGGACGCTCCAGCGATGGTGCGGGACTTGGCTAGGGATTTATCGGGAGAATCTACTGCCTGTGCCATAGGGGCTTTATCGAGGCTCTCCATAAAGAGTGCTGCCTCAGCCTGACGGCGACGAGTTAGGCCAAGAACCACCTTCTTCCCTGCCCTGTTCCATCTTGCCATCTGAGCGGGAACTTCCTCGAACTTACCCTCATTGAGCTTTTCAAGAAGTATTGACCGCTTAAATGCTCCCTCACCAATGTTGTAAACGAAGCAGACAAGCGCATCAAACTGATTCTGCTCCAACGGTACGGTCACTGTGCTTTTTACCGCGTGTTCATAGTATCTCAGCTCATGGAGAAGTCTGGCTTCCGCTTCTTTTTTGGTTATCTTGTCACCCTCTTTTACACCGTCCGTGAACCCATAACCAATTGTCCAGACCTTGGCCGAACATTGATATGCCTCGGAAGAGAACCCTTCAAAAGACTTCAGGAGGTCAATGCCACGGGAAGAGATTTTCATCCGATTATCCTATAATTTGTGAGTTCTGTGAGGCTCATAGTGAGAAAGTCAGAGAGAAGGTCTATCCTCCCTGCGTCTAGTGCTCCTGCAAAAAATGCTGAAACAAGAATGAACGCAAAAAGGGCGCGGTGAAAAAATATAAGGAAGCTCATCGTTCGTTTGCCTCCAAAAAAGCTCGGATTGCTTCTTGTAGCGGTTGCCATTTCTCGTACACAAAATGACCCACGGTATAGACAGTCGCCATCAATGCGCTGGTGGCGGTCATGCAAATTGTGTGCGCCCATTTAGTAAGTCCTTTCCTGATGCCGTCTTCGATTTTTTGTTCCGTAACGTACTGCTCAAGTTCTTTCAGTTTGTCTTTGTCTGTCATAACCAACAGCTCCTCTCATCGTATATTATTTTCTCTGTTGATTATGTTTCGCTGTTCTTCCATTTGCGTGTGCATGTCAGCAAGCCACCCATTATCAATACCAAGCACGGCCTCTATAATTCGGCGTTTTGTCACTTTATCCTCAAGCTCATAGAGCTTGGCTACTGCTTCATCTACTAATGTCATTATGCTATCTGCCTCCAGTCACAGGTACACATATTCGCTTTTGCTGTAATAGCCGAGTTCGCAATTTCAGATGCAAAGCGTAGCTGGATTGTGCCATCCGCTGATGCAATGAAATTGCCCTTAATCTCAAACCTATTTGACAGGCCAACAACCGACGTGGTGCTAGACGCAGCTGGTTGGTCGTTTGTATTGTAAGAACCTAGTGTGCGCGTGGCAGCTGCAAGAGTATATTCATTCCAATACACCAGCGTGCCAGAGCCAGAAGCAGCCACCGCCCAGCGAGAACCCGTGGTGGCAATTGCAGACTCGTAGCAGCCCTCAAAAATAAACTGATAGGCGTTTCCATTCGTCACTGCAAATGACAGACCAGTAACATCCTGCATAGTGTTGAGTGTGGCGTTGTTATTCACTACGTCATTGCCAAGCGTTATAGTCGTCCAGCCGTTTGCACCGATAACAACACCCTGAGATGTTTGGTTCTTAATTCCACCCTGAGCATTGAATACTTTAAACCCGACATCTTGGGCGAACTCAATTCTCTCCCCAACTGCTATGGTAGCTTTGAACATAGTGTAGTTTGTATCACTGGCATTAAATCTAATAGTTACTGTGGCCAATGCTGTATCGCTGTTAAACACACTGAGATACACTACTTGTCTGCGACGTGGCGAGGTGCCAGCAACTACAAGGTCAACGGCTGTGGTGTTATTGGTGGTTGCCACATTGCGGTTCATGTTTATGGTTCTACGATTCGTGTCAAGCTCCTCATACATTGCAACGCACTGAAGCTGGCTAGTCGTGACGTTTCCGCCAAGAACAACCTGCACTTTATCTGTTGCTTCAAATAAAATCATATTAAATACCTGATAAATAATCGTTAAGGATAGTGTATAGGTCGGATACCTCTCCAGATGATAGAGAGCTACCAATATGCGCTACTGATATTTGTCTAGCAGAATACGTGGATGCTTCTCGCAATAAATATAAGGCTGAAGAAGAGACAGAAGCGGAAGCAGTTGTATCAGTTCCGATTGACACACCATTACGATACATCTCTCTTGCACTAGCTCCGGACCTATTAATAACACTATGACCAATGGCACTGGCCTGAGCAACGGAAAAGGAAGTTGTATCATTTACACGGCCTTGTTGATTGCCGCCAGCTGTTCTTGCAGTTACTCGTATACTAGCTCCAGACGCTAACCCCATTTCTGGCGTGGTTGCTGCTGTATTTGTGTTACACCATATGCCAACACATCCAGAATTCTGTGCAAAGTTAGAAAGAGTGTTAGGTGTTATGGTTGTATCTAAATACGAACTTGAGCCATTCCCAGCGTAGCCAGTATCAGCTGTAAAAGTTGGGCTATTTATTGCAGATAGTGTGTATGTCGAAGGTGATTTCCAATTAAGCCTAGCAGCCTGTGAATCTTTTGCAGCCATTACCCATAAGGCATCTAGCTTAGTCCAAACTCCAGCCTCAATAAGAGCGTCTATTGCATCATCAATCAAAAATGTTCTAGCCCGTTTAGGCGCTGTTGTCATAGCCTCAATAAGTGTCTGCGTTTCTGGTAGTATAATACCACGCAAGACGTTTAAATTAACCCTAGCCCCAGACGCAGTAGATGCGCCAGTGCCACCTTCTGTAACAGGTAGGTCGTTGCTAATAGTAAGGCTAGCAAAGGTTGGGCTATCTACTGTTTGTAGGTTTTGGTTTAATGAATACGTGTATTCTAGTGAAGTGGCACCAGCATTAACAGTAGGCACTTTATTAGCGGCACCAAGATTCACTCCAAGAGAAGTAGCTACACCAGTACCTAGCCCAGAAATGCCTGAAAGTGGGGCAGATGTAGCTGCAATAGTACCAGAACCGGATACACCTAACGAAGCGCCTGTACCCACCACCATAGCGGCAGTTGTATTTGTGCCAGAGGTAAGGTCGTTAAAAGCAGATGAACCGCTACCAGAAGGCGTAGCCCACGTGTTATCGCCACGTAAGAATGTGGTACCTGATGGTGTGCCAGTTGCAGAGAGCATGGCAATATCTACCGCACCATTAGCAATGGTTGTAGTGATAGACGTTGCGCCAGAGCCAGTAACATCACCAGATAGCGTTATGGTTTGGTTGCCAGTTAAATAGCTGCCAGATGGTTGCTTGCCGTTAAGCTGCGTCTGGATTGCGCTAGTTACACCCTTTACATAGGACAAT